TGTCGATGGTCCACCGGCCGGCTCGTCACCCGCCGGTGGACCATCGACCGTCGCGGCCTCGGGCGGCTTCTCCGCGCTCTGGTTCAGCCGCTGCGGGTCGAGGCCGTCAGCCTCGGTCGGCGGCTTCCAGCCGATGCCCGGCGGCTTCCAGTCGAGCATCCACGGGTACGGCATGGGTTTGACGGGGACGCCGTTGATCTCCAGCGGCAGCTTCCCGAGCAGGTGCCAGTCCTTCGGGGGCGACGTCAGCGCCATCTCGGCGAGCGTGAGGCCCGTCCACACGGAGCGCCCCTTGGACGGGTCGTCATCCCGCCCCGTGCCGGTGATGTCGCCCATGGTCCAGCCGTTCGCCAGCGCCTGCTCGGCGACGGGGCGCGTGTTCGACTGCGGGTCCTTCGCTGCCGCCGGCGCCTCGGACACGATCGCCACCGGCGCGTCGTCGACCTTCGCGGGCGTGGTGATCGCCTCGGACACGATGTCGTCCGTCACCGATGCGATGCTGAACTGCCGCGGCATCGCGCGAACCTTCCGCTCGACGGCGTCCCGGTTCGGGTCGTCCTCGCGCACGACGGCGACGCCNNGATGTCGTAGTCCAGTGCCGCGGTCGCGTCCGACAGCAGCAGCCGCGCTCCGGCCGGCGCTGGGCGCACGATCACGAAGAACTCGTCGTCAACGTCCAGCAGCCCGAAAACCGCACCCGCACTTCGCAATTCGCGTAGCTCGGTTTCCGCGGCCGTCAGGCTGTTCAGAGCGGCCTTGCGCATCGCCGAGCAACGCCATTTACCGTCCTCGCGCACGACGGCGACGCCGACGAACTGCCCGAACTGCGTCCCCCGCACGAACGTGAGCGCGACCCCCGACACGATGGTCGTGTGCGGGAGCTTCGGGAGCGGGGGACGGTGGATCACGATCATCGTCGACGTCCTACGAGCGCCGGCCGATGTTCTTGAACACGATGTTCTGGAACGCGTTCCGGACCTCGGGCGCGCAGGCGCTGTACACGAGCGGGCGATCGACGTGCGCGAGCACGGAGGCGAGCGCCATGATGCCCATGTCGGGACCGAGCGCGGCCACGGCGATCGTGTTGCCCTGGCGATCGGGCGCCGTGAGGTACGACGCCGCCTTCTGGCGGGCCTCCTCGTAGGCGTTCGGCGAGGCCGCCGCCATCGCGCGCTGCGCGTCGGACACGATGTTGAGGCCGAACGCGATCGACGTGTTCGGGCGCCACGCGTTGTCGTCGTACACGCTCACGGCAGCGCCGCCGCCGCTGTTCGACCACTCGCGGATGAACCAGGCCTCCGTCGCCGCCGTCGCCGCCGACGTGCCGCGGTAGATGCGGAACGAGTCCGCCGTCGGGTTGCCCGGCGTGACGGTGAAGGTGATCTCCTCACCGGCCGCGACGGCCACCGTGGACGTGCCCGTGGGCGCGCGGACGCCGAGGCCTTCGCGCTCGTTCACGACCTCGGTGACCACGTAGAACACGCTGGCCGCGGAGTTGGCGTCCCAGTAGGACGTGCGGCCGCCGCCCGGCGCGCCGGCCACCGGGGTGCTCACCGTCGGGATCGTGGTGGGCGCGCCGTCCACGAGATCCGCGGTGTACTTCCACCGGCTGTAGATCGGCGTGAGGCCGTTGTCCGTGTAGAACTTGCAGATCTTGTTCTGGCTCTGCAGGCCCGCGATCTGCTGCCCGATCATGTACGGCGCCGAGGCGATCGGCATCGGCAGGCGCGTCGCGCCGTCCAGCGTGGCCTCGAAGTCGCTGCGGACCAGGGGGTCCATGATCAGCGAGTTGAAGGTGCCGAACAGGGTCTCGGACTTCGACATGCGGTCGCGGATCGTGTCGACCGTGAGCGGATCGCCGGCCATGTCGATCACGTGCGAGCCGTAGATCGAGGAGGCGACGGTGCCGTCGGTGCCTTCCTCGATCTGCTGCATGATGCCCTTGAAGCGCAAGCTGTTCTCGCCGAGCCGCGTGGTGCGGGTGTCGGAGAAGTACAGGTTGCGGTTCTTCTTGAACAGCACGGACTTCATGAGCGCCACGCGCTCGATGTTCTGCGCGCCGCTGGTGCCGAGGGCCTTCACGGTCTCCTCGAGCGCCGCGAGCAGGAACGTGGGGCCGATCTCGCCCATGAGGCGGATGTTGACCACGTTCCGGTCCGAACCGAAGTTGGTCTCGGGAGGCAGCGACTGCTCGCCGAAGAACCCGCTGTTCTTCGCGAAGCCGTAGCTGGTGATCCGCGCGAACTCGTGCCGGATCTGCTTCGCCGGCACCTTGGGAGCCAGCTTCAGCAGCGTCAGCTCGTTGCCGTCGGTCTCGTCCCACAGCGTGCTGTGGGCCTGGACCTCGAGGTCTTCGGGCACGACGGCCGTGATGGTGCCGGTGGTGACCGCCTTCTCCAGGCGGGAGAGGAGAGCGAGGTCGGGAGAAGTGCGCATGGTGTCCTCTTGGGTGCAGCCTGTGTTCGCTGCGGTCGAAGGGTGGATCGTGGTCCGGCACGGGCGCCGGGAGAGGTGGTTGGAGCGGTTGCTACGCGGCCTTGACCTGCTTGACCAGGTCGGCGTTCTTGGCCTCGTCGTCGTCGAACTTGCCGGTGCGGTTGAAGCGGCTGACGAGGTCGTTGCTGATCACGCCCTTGCGCAGCGCGTTGACGAGCATGACCTTGTCGATGCCCGTGGTCTTGGTGGTCTCGGCGTCGAGCGCGGCATCGAGACCAGCGCGCGCGGCGACGCGGTTGGCCGCCGACGCGGGCGCCATCTTGCCGATGGTCTCGAGCGACCCCGACATCTGCGCCATCGCCTTGTACAGCGGCGCCACCGCGGCGGCGGCGACGACGTTGGACGCGTCGACCGCCTGGCGCAGATCCGCGTTCTCCGCGCGGAGCTTCGCGATCTCCGTGTTCGTCGACGCCTGACCCTTCACCAGCTTGTCGACGTCGCCCGACAGCTTCAGCAGCAGCTCGGTGGCGTCGATGAACTGGGACGTGCCCTCGTTGCCCTTCTCCATCTTGTACCCGGGCTTCGGTTCGTCGTCCTTGCCCCCCTCGTCGCCGTCGGGTTCGTCACCGTCGGGCTCGTCGTGGCCGCCCTCGGGCTGCTTGTCGGCGGCCGGCTTGTCCGCGGGCGCGTCGCCGCCCTTGTCCGCCGGCTTGTCCATGGGCTTGCTGCTGCCCTTGATCAGGGCCACCAGCTCCGCGAAGCCCGCGGTCACGCCCTTGCGCAGGTCGGCCAGGGCGCCGTCCAGCGCGCCGCCCTGGGCGCCGACGTCGGCGGCCAGCTTGTCGATGTCGATGGTCTTCGCGGCGGGATCGGACATCATGCACCTCGGTGTTGCGACGCTTCCGTCGCGGCAGGACGTTTGTTGGCGAGGTAGAGCGCGAGCCACCGTTCGGCGGTCTCGCGGTCCACCATGAACTTCCCCATGATGCGGTCGATCAGCAGCTCGCGATCGGTCTGCACGTTGGGATTCGGCATCGTCGGGCCCGCCAGCGTCGGCGCGGCGCCTTCCAGGTCCTGCGGCACGACGGCGGCCTGGCCCTTCCGCAGCAGGCCCTCGCACGCACCCGCGGGACAGCGGCACTTGCCGCACGGCGCGCCGCCCGCCACCGGCGGTGCGCGGCGCCCGTCGATCAGCAGGTCCATCAGGTCGGTGCGACCCTTCTCCAGCATCTCGACGGTGCAGTCGGGATCGACGGGGACCTCGCACACGGCCGCGTCGGTGAACTGCGCGGCGATGATCCGCTTCTTGCACGGCGACAGGGCGCACAGGCCCTCCGCCGACAGACCCAGCGGACGCGGTAGGCCCTTCAGCAGGTGCGCGGTCGACCAGAAGTAGTCCGACCGGGCAAACTCGTGCTCCGTCGGGCGCCGACCGAGGCCTTCCCACGACGCCGGATCGGCGCGGTCGAACAGGCGCCCGGTCGTCCAGAACCCGACCTTGCCGTGCGCCTTCGAAAGCTCCGTCGTGCCGTCGTGGAACTCGATCGTCAGCGGGAGGCCCACGATCGTCTCCGCGTACGCGTGCGACTTCGGCGCCTCGAGCTTGTTGTGCGTGTCGTTCCACTTGCCGCCCTTCAGGTAGGGCTGCCAGTCGATCGCGCCGAGCTGCCGCGCGGCTTCGAACACTTGGCCGTCGCGATCCTTCGTCGGCACGATCACACCGTTCGGCGCGATCTTCCCGTACGTCGCGAGCCAGCCGCCCATGGGCCGCGTGAAGGACGCGATCCCCGGGCCCGCATTGCCCTTCCGCAATTCGGACAGCGCCACGACTTCGCCCTGGACGACGAAGCGCTCTCCGATTGCGGCGATGTCGACAATGTCGAGCATGCAGGTCCAAAAACGCAAACGCGGCCAGGTCCACGAGGGAACTGGCCGCGAAGGCGCGCTGACGTTTGTGCTGCCGGCAGCCTATGCCGAGTCGGATCCGGGCGTCAACACGATGCGACGTCGTACGCCGACTCGCGTGCCCTGCGCCGGAGGCTCGACCAGTGAGAGGAACGGGATCTGGACTGGCCGCTTGCAATCGGCGCACATGGCCTCGAACCGCCCGTGCTTGAAGCGGACGATCCGCGTCCGGAGCGTCCACTCGCCCTCGCGGATGTCCCACAGCTCCGAGCCGCATTCGCAGGTGGCGCGCAGCGTCCTCGGGTTGATCTCGGTGCTACCCGCCATCGGCGCGACCGTGCTTGTGGAGGATCGCCTCCAGTCGGTCACGCTCGTCGAGCAGCATGCGGAGCCTGCGCGACGCGAGCACGCCGCCGCCGCGACCCGCCTGCACCGCCTGCTCCCAGTCGTTGATCACCGGCACGAGCGAATCGTACTGATCCTCCGCCTTGCGCACGAGCTGCCGGCGAGCATCGTCGATGCTGTCCTTGTGCGCGGTCGCGTGCGCGAGGCCCTGGCGGAGTTTCGACGTGTCGGACATCGCGCACCGCAGTAGATGGTTGCGTCGTCGCCGGTTGGCGCCAGCGACGACGCGCACACGAACCTTGTCGAAGGCCCGATGCCAACCGAGTCTATCACCGCGCCTGAGGAGTGGCGGCCCGTGCCTGGGTTCGAAGGGTACGAGGTCAGCAGCCGCGGGCGCGTCCGCTCGTACTGGATCCCTGGGGTTCGGCCCCGTCGCGTTGGGACGACCTATCGGATTCTCACCGGTACACGATCATCGTTCGGGTACCAGTCATACAACATCATCGGGCGCAAGCCGATCCCCGTGCACGTACTGATAGCGACTGCCTTCCACGGCCCGCGGCCGGCTGGCGGAGTCGTTCGCCATCTCGACGGCAACCCGCAGAACAACGCAGCAACGAACATCGCGTGGGGCACGCCCGCGGAGAACGTGGCAGACCGCGATCGGCACAAGCGCGAACGCGCGCGCCTGCGCGCGTAGTCTTCACTTCGCTGCCGCGGGCATGCGCACGTCCGGATCCGAGTCCGCGTGACGCGCCGCCAACTCGCGCTGGTACGCGCCCGCGATCCCCGTCTGATCGAGGTTCGAGATCGGCGACTCGAACACCTCGGCCAAGTCGCGCTTGTGCGCGAGTCGCCGCAGCGCGCGCTTCTCGTAGTCGTGGTCGGTGTGCAGGTTGACGATGTCGACGTCGCCCTCCTGTCCCTGGCGGTACGCGCGACCCGACCGCTGCTGGTGGGCCTTCGCCGTCATTGGCACGTCGTAGTGCGCGACCATGCCGGCGCGCTGCAGGTTCACGCCGGCCTCCATCGACGAAGTCCCGACGATCACGTCGTATTTCGCGTCCTCGTCGCGCTTGCTGTCGGGCATGAACCCCTGCCGCGCGTTCTCGCGCTGCCGCGTGTCCATGTCGCCGGTGTACGTCACCACGCGCAGCCCCTGCTTCTGCAGGTGCTCGGCGATGTGCTGCACCTCCTGCGAGCTGTCGCTGAACACGATCGACGCGCGGCCCTTCTTCTTGTTGCCCTTCGTGTCCGTCCACGTCTTGCCGAGCTGGTGCTTGACCAGCTCGGTGACCTTCTGCAGCTTGGGGTTGATCTCGGCCGGCGCCATGTTGAGCGCGCGCCGGATCGCGACGTCGCGGTTCAGGGTGCCCGTGTTCGCCTGCCACTCCCGCGCGGTCTTCTCGTGATCGGCCTCGGGCACGCCCTCGAAGATGTGCGGCGCCAGCGTCTTGATCGCGTCGACGTTCACGCCGCCGCGCATGCGCGCCTTGCGCGCGTTCGCGTAGGCGTCCTCGACCTTCTTCACGTGCGCGGCGTACGCGCCCTCGATCGGCAGCGGCGGACCGTTCACGAGGCGGCCATCTGGGCTGATCGTCGGGTTGTGCGTGTCCTGCCGCGCCACCGCCGGCTCCACCTTCGCGGAGTACGTGAGCGGCGACAACTCGCGCCGGATCGCGTCCGGGTTGATGTCGACGTCCGCGCCGTGCGTCTGCATGAAGTCGTTGCGATCGGCGTAGCGATCGGGCGCGAGCGCGGCGGCTTGCGACCACACCTCGGACGCGTCGTTCTTGTGCGGCGTCCCCGACCCAGCCAGGTACGCGGTCGCGTTCATCGGGTGGTGCACGGCGGACAGGACGCGGTTGAGCAGGCTCGGGTCGGCTCCCTCGCGCTCGGTCGTGCTCTGCGCCTCGTCGTTGTACACGAACATTGGCGGGATGCCGTGCTTCTCGCGCACGTCCTTCCACCAGCCGGCGCGCGTCTTCACGTCGGACTTCAGCAGATCCGCGCGCATCTGGTCGGTGGACACGCCGCGGTGGTCGGCCATCATCTTCAGCGCGGTGTCGCGGAACGCCTGGTGCGTGAGCACGCGCATGTGCGTGCTCTTGTCGGACATGAGCTGCACGCGCTCGTCGTGCGACATGTCCGCGCCGGTCTTCCACTTGAACTTGCCCGGCTCGGTGTAGCGCAGCATCTCGCCGCCGAACTGGTTCTGCACAGCCACCGGCGTCAGGAACAGCGCGTGGCTGCTCTTGCCCCTGTCGTGCTGGTCCGCGAACGCCGCGATCGACGTGAGGCTCTTGCCCGACCCCGTGCCGAGCCACCCGCCGAGGCGGCCGCCGTTCGCGTTGAGCAGGCGGATCGCGCGCTGCTGAGCAGCCCGCGGACCGTCCATGTTGAGCCCGCCGAACAGCGCGTGCGCGCTCTGCCGCGGGTTGAACTGGCCGCCGAGCGTGCCAACGAGCGACGCGATCTGACCCTCGAGTCGCTGCCCCAGCGTGTACCGCTCGCCCAGCGCGGCCTTGACCTCCTTCGGACCCGACGGCTTCGGCGCCGTCGCCATGCCGAAGAGCCCGCCCTGCTGCTGAGCGGCCAGCCGGTCCTGCTCCGCCGTGCGCGCGACTCGGTTGATCAACTCGCCCGACAGCATCTGAGCATACTGCCCGCCTCCGCTGCGATCCTGCAGCTTGCCCATCAGCGAGCGCATCTCCTTGCGCATCTCCTCGCCGGCCGCGGGGTCCATCGCGGCGATGTGGCGGTCCTTGTTCGTGACCGGCATGGTGCCGACCAGCAGCGGCTTGCCGGTGATCTTGCCGTAGTGGTCGCGGAACTTCTTCACCGCATCGGACTTGATCTCGTCCTGCATCGCCTCGACGGCGGCCACCTGCGATCCGTGCGTGCGCACGTACTCGGACCACTGCGTCGGAGCGCTCAGCGCGACGTGCGATAGCTGGTCGATCATCTGCTGCCGCTGCAGCTTCATGCGCTCGTTCGTCGGCTCGGGCGACGTGCGCAGCTTCTCGCGCGCGCGCAGCAGCATCTCGCGGTTGAAGGACTGTCCGAGCGCCTGCCGCTCGGTGTCCCACTGCTTCCACTCCATCGACACGCCGTCCGACGGCGCCGCCGCGCCGCCGCCGAACATCCCGCCCCCACCGAACATGCCGATCTCGCGCGGCGTCTTGTCCGGTTCGGTGCCCAGCTTGCGCACCGCCTCCAGGGCCTCGTCCGCGTGCTTGTCGAGCACACCCGTGGTGGCCAGCATCTTCGCGTGCCGATCGCGGATCGCGCGCTGATCGTCGTGCGTGAGCGTGCCCGACGGCTTGAACGCGGCCACCGCGCCCGGGTCGTCGGCGAGCATGCGGAACACGGCCTCGTGCACGTTCTTGTCGTCGACGTCGACGCCCTGCTGGTGCAGCGGCTTCTCGGGGCCGTCGCCGTAGCGCGCCGCCATGTGACGATCCGCGATCTCCTCGAACTTCGCGCGGTGCTTGTCGTAGTCGATCGCCTTTCCGTCCTCGTCGTGCAGCGGGAACACCTGCTTCAGCGCGGCCTTGTAGGCCTCGCGATCGGGCACCGAGTCCATGACCTTCGGCGACAGCAGATCCGGCAGGATCGTGGTGGGCGACTCGCCCTCGGCGATCCGCGATCCCACGTGCCGCTCGATCGCGGCGCCGTAGTCGCCGCCGGACGCGGCGAACGGCTCGAAGTAGCGAGGTGCGTTCGGCACGTGCGCCGTGAACGTCGTCGTCGCGCGCGACACGATGCCCTTCGGCATCCAGCCCTGCTCGTCGTGGTCGCCGCGCTTGATCGCGTCGGTCGCCTGGCGCATGTCGACGTCGGCCTTCGACGTCGGCTTGATCAGCGAGCCCCACGACGACCGCGGGATCGTCACCTGCCCGCCCTTCTCGGCGACGGTGTACTGCCCGGGCTTCAGGCCCGCGGCGTGCAGCCACGCGAGCGTCTGGTTGACGTCCACGCCCTTGCCGCCGACGGTCAGCGCGTCGGGGATCGGATCGCGCAGCGCCTGCCCCATCGTGGCCGCGGTCTCCATCGACCCGAGCGCCCCGCCTACGAGTCGCTGCACCTCGTTCACGTCGTCGTCGGCCACGTCGAGCTGCTTCATGGCCTGCTCGATGTCGCCGACGTCCTTCACCGTCGACAGCAGGGACGGCACAAGGCGCGACACGCGCGCCAGCGCCTCGTTCGTCTGCGTGACCTGGTTCTCGACGTGGTACTTCTCCAGCGCCGACAGCATCGCCTTCGGGTCGTGTCCGTCGGCCTCCAGCGCGTGCCGAAGCACGATCGCGGCGTTCTTCACCCCCAGCGCGTCCATCGCGGATCGCTGCAGGTACTGCTGCCCGCCGACGGACAGCCCCACGTCCGACAGGCGGTTCCAGTGCCCGTTCGCGACGGCCTGCGCGTGCGCCGGACGCTTCGGATCGGCGATGCCCAGGATCTGCTTCGCGAGGTCCGTGCGCATGGCGTCCTCGACGTCCGCCTGCACGGTGCCGGGATCGTGCCCGATCTTCACGTCGAACGCGCGGCGCGACCGGTCGTAGTCGCCGCCCTCGACGGCCTTGGTGATCGCGTCGAACTCCTTCCGCGCCTGGCGCATCGCGTTCTTGCTCGCGAGCACATCGCGCATCGCGGCGAGATCGGCAGCCGTCACGGGCGCGCGCTCGGTGTCGGTCAGGCCCAGCTTCTTCGCCATGGCCACCGACGACGCCGTGTTCGTCATCGTGTCCGCGAACGCGAGCGCGGACAGGGCCTTGCCGGCGCCCTCCTCGACCTCCATCTTCGTCAGCTTGTCGGCGCGCAGGTGCAGCACCTCGGCCCGCACGGCGCGCTCCGCGGCCGCGCGCTTGATCGCGTCCGCCGCCTCCTCGAGCGGCGTGTCGGCCTCGAGGCCCGCGTCGGCCATGGCCTTCGCCACCAGGTTCTTCGTGACGTCGTCCTGCACGGCGTCGGGACCCTTCTCGGCGACGTCCAGCAGGCGCTTCGCGTCGTCCATCGCCTGCAGCGACCGACGCTTGACCTCCTGCGACGCGCTGCCGGCGACGACGCTCAGGCGCTCGTCGTCCTGGCGTCCGCCCAGCTCGCGCAGCGCGGCGCTGGTGTCGGGCGCCTCGCGGATCGCGTCCGTCATCGTGGCCGCCTGCTCCTCGCCGACGGACACGCGGCCCCCGCGCGGCTTCGTCTGCCGCAGCGTCCGCTGAGCCTCGCGCGCCTCCTCCTCCTGGGCCCGCAGCGTGAACTCCTCGTCGGCGAGCGCCCGCGCGGCCTCGCTGGCCACCGGATCGTTCCGCACCGACTCCGCGATCAGCGCGCTCGTGGTCGAGTCCGCCGCGGTGGTCTCGGCGACGTCCGCCAGCGCCTTCGTCGCCTGCTCGTTCGCCTCGCGCAGTTGCTTCCGGTGGTGCCCGTTCACGATCACGTTGATCGCGCGCTCCGAGAGCCCCTGCGCCTTCAGCTTGTCCGTGTCGATGTCGTCGGACACGCCGCCCATCTTGTCGCGCACGGCCTTGATGTAGTCGCGCTCGGTGGCGCGCTTCGCGTCCTTGATCTGCTGCTTCGCCACGCCCTCGGCCTTCCGCTGCTCCGGCGTCAGCTTCGATCGCCGCTCCTTCTCGGCCGCCGTGCGCTCCTTCTGCTTGTCTGCGGCCTCGCGGTCGTGCTCCTCCTTCGACTTCACCTTCGTGAGCCGCAGGTGGTTCAGCTTGCCGCCGGCACCTCCGATCACCCGGTGCGTGCCGTCGGGGTTCTGCCGCACGAGGATCGGCACGCCCTTCTCGTCGTCGCCGTTCGGGTGGACGGTGATCCACCGCTCCCCACCGTCGGCGACGGCCTTGCGCAGCGGCTGCGGCGCAGGGAACCGCGGGAGCGCCATCGCGTTCGGGCGCTCGGTCCCGTCGACGCCGTACACCCTGAACTTGCCGTGCCGGACGCGGTGCTCCTTCCCGTCGCCGTCGACCGCCGTGATGCCGGCGGGCCCGCGGTACACCTCGAGCCCGCGGCGTTCGGCGCCGTCGTCGCCCGTCCACCGCACGCGGTCGCGCGAGCCCCACGCGGCCCACGTGTGGCGGTGCTCGTGCGGGACGCGCACGCGCACCAACTCGCCGCTCTTCGCGTCCTCGAGGTCCACGAGCGCGTGCACCGGTTCGTCGCCCAGGCACTCCTCGCAGAGGCAGGACTCGTAGTGCGGCCGCGCGGCCGCCGCCTGCACCGGATCGACCTTCGCGGTGCTCATGCGAGCGCGATCCGGCTGCGGATGAAGATCCGTTCCATCGCCTTCCTGAGCGACCTGTGGCGCGCCATCGTCTGCGTCAGGTTCTCCATGGCCGCGTTGATCGCCTTCCGCTCCTCGCCCTGCGGGTACGGTTCGCGCGTCTCCCCGGCGCGCGGGATCTTGTACTGCACCCGCGTGCCGGACACGAGGTACGTGTTGAGTTGCTTCTTGTCGTGCAGCTTGTCCTCCACGTACGACTCGAAAGCGCGCGCGAACAACTCGTGATTCCGCGCCCAGTAGTCGCCCAGCGACGATGCGTCGGTCACAAACCGCGAGCGCTCCATGTACTCGTCGGGGCTCGTCTTCCGGTGCTCGGCGATCTCCTGGCGCGCCTTGTTGCGCGTGTCGAAGTCGGCGGCGCGCAACTTCCCCTGCAGCTCGTGGAACCGATCGGACCGGCGCGGCTTGTGGATGGCCTCCATCACCTTGGTGTAGGCGGCGACCACGTCGGAGTGCACGTCCTCGTGCGGGCGGTCCGACTCCGACATGAACTGCGGCCGCCGCGACGACCCCAGCCCCACGACGCGCTGCGGGTTGGCCGTCATGATGTTGTCGAAGAAGTGGCCCCACTCGTGCGCCAGCGTGCCCGCGCCGCGGGTGTTCGTGAGGTTGATCACCTGCTCCAGCGCTTCGTAGTGCGCGTTTGCCTTGCCCCCGCCGCGCGCGCCGAACGCGATGGCGAGGCGCCCGCCGTGCGTCACGGTCTCGGGCTCGACGCCCATGATGTCGGCGAGGTCGCTGAACGCGCCGTACGCGTGCGACAGGTGCTCGCTGCGCGCGGTCTGGTCGACCCAGTTGCCGTACTGCACGCCGCGGAAGTTGAACTTCTTCTTCAGCGTCTCGCCCTCGACGTTCGCCGGCATGGCGGCGCCGCCGCTCCGCTCGATCGGGGCGTCCGCGCGCGTCCACTTCAGGCGCGGCCCGCGCTCCTGCTTCGCCTTCTCCCCCAGCAGGCTGTCCCACTTGCCGTCCTTCTCCATCTGCTGCGCGTCGCGCAGCTTGTCGTGCAGCGCGCCGACGCCGTGCACGGCGCGCGACAGGCGGTGCGACCGCAGCGCCTTGTTGACCCGCGCGATCTCGGCGTTCAGCGGGTCCTGCATGCGCCGGATGGTGCCGAGCGCGCCCATCCCGTCGCGGAGCGAGGCCCAGCGCTGTTCCTCTCCCAGCTCCTTGACCTTGCCCATGTCGATCGACGACGCGATGCCCGTGAGCGCGATCAGATACTGGCGGTACGGGTTGGAGTTGACGACCACGACGCTCCGATCGCCGGACTCCGTCGTCGCCACCCGCTGGTTGCCGACGTCCGCCTCGACGGGCTTGGTGAAGGCGTAGACCTCATCGCCGTCGCGCCCGCGTCGCCGCACGAGCGTCGGCGCGTACCCGGCAGACGTCAGCACGTCCATCGGGATGCGGTGCAGGCGCGAGCGCATCCGCGTCTCCATCTCGCCCGTGCGGATGTTCCGGTTCGTCTCGGGCACCTTGTCGCTCGTGTCGTACACGAACACGCTCCCGGACGATCCGCGACCACCACGGGTACCTGCGTACTCGCGCTCGCCGCGCGCGTTCTCGCTCACCTCGCCCAGGAACGGCTTCAGGTGCTCCAGCAGCTCCTTGGTCGTGTACGTCTCGTCCTGACGCATGATGCCGCCGTCCATGAGCTTCCAGTCGCTCAGGAACTCGGTCACTTCGTCGACGGTGTGGAGCTGCTGCAGTGCCCCCTTCAACCACTGCGCGCCCTCGACGTACCACGCGCGCGACTCGCGATCGGCCGCTGGCGCCGAGCCCACCGCGGCGATGATCTGCGCCTTCATGAAGCTGGCGCCCGGCGAGTCGCCGAGCGCGCGATCGGCCTCGTGGTCGTACTTGCCGAACACGGCTTCCTTCGTGACGGCCTTCTGCGCCTCGTTCTCGCCCAGCGCCTCGACCTGGTCCAGGTTCTCGGTGTTGATCTCCTCGCCGCGCTTCCACTTGTGCTTCCGCGCGCCCCACACGACCTCGCCGATGTCGCGGATCTCGCCCTCGCCGCGCTTCTCCTTCTCGGCCTGCAGCTCCTGCCACGTCTTCTCGGGCTTCGGCTCCTCCGCCTTCGGCGCCGCCGGCTTCTCCGGCTCGGCCGTTGGGGGCGCCTCGACCTTCGGCTCCGACTTCGGGGCCGGCGCTTCGGGCTCTGCCGCCTTGGGCGGCTCGGGCTTCGCGATCGGCTTCACGCCGATGCGCTTCGCGACGTCGTCCAGCGACGTGGTCGACGGCAGGTCGTCGCGCGCGTTGAGGAGATCTCGCGCCGTGCCCGCGTCGGGCGCGTACTTGTCGAGCCACGCCGACAACTCGTCGTGGCGCGACTCGTGCGCGTACAGGTCCAGCAGCGGCTTCCACGCGCCCGGCTTCGCCGATGCCATCGCGTCGTCCACCTTCTTCAGGTAGGCGTCGCCTGGCTGATCGGCGCCCGACTCAGGCGGCTTGGGCTCCTCGACGGGCACGTCGCCGGCCTGTTGCTCTGCTGTGCGTGGGCGCGCCGCTACCTGATCGTCGATCAGACGCTGATCATGCGCCTCGAAGTCGAAGTCGGGATCCGTCGTCTTCGGCGGCGCCTCCGTCGGGGCTGGCTTCTCGGCGGGCTTGCCGTACTTCGCCTCGCGCTTCGCGCCGCGGCGCTCCAACTCCGCCTCGATCACCTTGCGGCGGGGGTCGTCGTCGGCCATGCCCTTCAGGCGCTCGTCGATCTCGGCGCGCTTCAGGCGCAGCACCTCGCGCGCGTACTTCGACGCGTCGAACTCTCCCGGATCCTTGGAGGGTTCGGCCTTCGGCGTCGCCTTGACGACATGGCGCTCGTGCTGCGTCACCAGCTCGACGCCGTGCGCCCCCACCCGCATGTGCGCCTTCACGTTCACCGGCGTGCCGGCGGCCACGGGCTTGGGCGCGGCGGGCTTCGGACCGGCACCCCCGAACATGCCGAGCTGTTCGCCCTTCACCAGCGCCTGCACGAGGATGCGCACCATGATCACCTCGACGCGAGCATACCCCGCAGGCTACGGGTCAGCCGTTCGGTGCGCGTGAACCGCGAAACCGCCCTGGCTCCGGCCCGGTTGCGGACGCACGCAGCAGGAGAATTTGCGCCTCCCGCGCGCGCCGAACGTTATGCCCAGCGCTCGATGCGGGCCCGTGCCACGCGCTCCTTACGGGCCTTCGACTTCGTCGCCGCGGTCGTCGCGCGCTTCCGAGGCAAGCCCCGCTTGCGACGCTGTTCCCGCTTACACTCGGGTCTCATCCGCTGTTGTCGCCGCCGGCCGGCGGCGGCACCGCCGCGCCCGTGCTCGCGTCGACGCCGGGCACCTTCAGCGTGAGCGCGCGCCCCAGGAACACGGCGAGTCCGACCACGAGCAGCGCGCCATCCGCGACGGCGACTTCGGTGTGCCCGTAGTACAGCGCGAACCCGTTGATCACGACGAGTGCGAGCGTACCGATCACGATGCCCGACCACAGGGCGATCGTCTTCACCAGCTCGAGGCGCGCGGCTGCTTCGATGCGCTTCTCCTCGAGGCGTCCCTTGATGCGCTTGTCCTCGACGTCGGCCGCAATCGTCGCGGTCTCCACCTTGGTGTCGTTGTCGTCCTTGTGCATGGCGACGTAGCCCGTGCCAGACACCTGCCCGACCTTCGGCGCGGCCACGCGCGTCGGTGCGTCCGGCATCGTCGGCAGCGCCGCCTCACCTTCCGGCGTCCTCGCCGGCACTTCGCTCTCGCTACGCGGTGCGGTCGTCTTCGGATCAGACATGGGAACCCCCACGGTTCCCACATCCTATACCGGCTCGCACCGCCAGCGCCGCGTCGAGACGAGCTTGAAGCGCGCCGTCGGATCGCGTCCCCACGCTTTGATCGCTGCCTCGCGGTCCTCCTTCCGCGGTTCCACCAGCACGTGAACGATCGTGCCCGTCGGCAGGTCGACGTCGTCGAGCAGGCCGTGCGCCGCCATCTCGGGCGACGCTGCCAGCACGTCCGTGCGCACGCCGGTCCGCGCGTGGTCGGGTCGCCCATCGTCGACGTCGTCGTCCCACTCACTCTCGACCGGCCACTCGGTCCTGGTGACCAGGACACTCCACCACGTGCTCATTTGCGCAGCTCCAGAATCACCGTGTTGATGCGCGTTCCCGACGACGCGAACGACTCCGGCGGGAGCGTCCGGAAGCGAACCTCGCCGTCGTACGTGGTGTTCGCGTGCGGCTTAGCCCATGCTCGGAACGCCACGTGCGCCGCGGACTCGGCCACCTCCGCGGTCGCCGGCAGCACCGTGCGCAGCACGCCGCCATCGCGCAGGAACTTGAACGCGTGCTGCACGTGCTCCATCCAGTGCGTGCCGTAGAACGGCGGGTTCATGACGACGGCGTCGTAGTCCGGCCGCACGGGCATCTGCAGGAAGTTGCCCGGCAGCACCTGCAGGCGCCGGTTCCCGATCGCCGACAGCTTCGCGACGCGCCCGGGGTCGATCTCGACCGCGGAGACGCGCAGGTTGCGGCTGTCGCCCAGCAGCGGCACCACGATCGCGCCGTCGCCCGCGGACGGCTCCAGCACGCGCGCCTCGCGCTCGACGTGCAGGTCGCGAAGCAGCTCGTCCACAACCTCCTGCGGTGTAGGGTAGAACGACAGGTCGCGCGCAGGCAGTCCGGACTTCGGCACTGGATCGGCGTCGCGCTCGGCCGCGTCCGGCAGGACCTCGCCGTAGTAGTCGGCCAGCATCAGGTTCGCCTTCTCCACGAGATCATCGCGCGTGAACCACAGGTGCGCGTTCCCGTTCTTGAAGGTGCGGATCCGCAGGTACGGCGTCTCGCAGACCCCTTGTCGCGCGCCGAACGCTCGGCTGCCGCGACTCATGTTGATCGCCTCCATCAGCGCGCCCGGCGCGGGCTCCTTGCCGTCCAGAACGGACAGCACGCGTTCCACGTCGCCGATCATCTTGCCGGTCCGGGACCAGTTGTTGAACGACCCGAAGCTGTCGAACACGTGCGTCAGCACGATCCGCGCGCCCAGCTTGAACGCGTCGTGCGACCGAAACCGCCGATCCAGCTCGGCGAACGTGCGCGCGAGCCCGCGCTGGAACGTGAGCTTGGAGTCCGCGCGCGCGGCGGCGAGTGTGCCGTACACGCGGTCCTCGTTCACCTCGGGCACGGCGTCGGACAGCGCCTTGAAGAAGTCATCGCGGGCGCTGGCGTCCATCAGGTGCTCCAGGCCGGTGCGCTGCAGCAGGTGCATCCACACGCGCGCGTCGGTGTGCCGGCGGAACACCTCAACGGCCGCCGCTGGGTCGAACCGCTCGAACAGCGACTTGAAGTGCGCGTCGAGGCTGCGATCGACTAGCGCGAAGTGCGCGTTCTCGCAGGCGCCGTCCGCGATCGTGGACGCCTCCACGGCGAGCGCGCGCCCGCGCGCGATCAGCTCGGCCGCCTCGCGGATCTTGCGCACCGCCTCGTCGCGCTGGCCGCAGATGCGGACGACCGGGACGTCGGATGGCCTGACGAGGTCCACGGCTACGCCGCCATCCGCACGTCGGCGTTGGGGTCGTACAGCCCGAACTGCGCCGCCACAACCGCGCGACCCACCGGGGGGCACACGCTGTTGCCGATGCGCGCGATCTGCTCGGTCTTCGATCCGGTCAGCACGTAGCTGTCGGGGAAGCCCTGCGCGCGCGCCAACTCGCGCGGCGTCAGCATGCGCATGGCGATGTCGACGATCACCCACGTCTCGCCCGCGATCGTCACCGTGACGAGGCCCATGCGGCCCTTTGTCGTGATCGTCGTCAGCGGCTCGTCGCACGCCGACCACTGTCCGCCGCTCTTGTAGAACCGGATCATGAACGCGTACACGCGGTGCGCGCCCGCAAGCTGCTCGGGAGTCAGCGACGACTCCGGCGACAGCGACGACGACACGACCGCCTTGGTGTCCTTGCCGGTGACCGTCGGCACGGGCTCGTCGCAGGCCGTGCCGATCGACGCGTCCCAGCGGTCGCCCGACCCGTTGTGACGCGCCAGAAACGCCCCCACGACTGCGTGCTTCGCACCGCTCGCGACCACCGTGCCCAGCGGCGCCTCGATGTCGAGCGCTCGCGGCGCCTGGCCCTCGCGCTCGCCGTACCCCATCTGCACCATGGTGGCGCCGACCACCGCGTGGTGACCGCCACCGCCGCCGGTGATCGTGCCGAGCGGCGCATCGACGCGCGACCCGCGGCTATTGCTGTACATCGACTCGATGTGCGCCAACTGCACGGTCGCCACCGACTTCTCGCCGCGGTTCGCCGCCGTGATCGTCTTCACGGGTTCGTCGATGTCCTCGATCCGCACGCCGTGCGTGAGGTTCACCAGGAACGGCTTCTTCGACTCGACCACGTACCGGCGCACGCCCTCGGCGATCCGCCGCTGCGTCGCCTCGGCCAGCGGGCGCTTCGGGATGCCGTCCGCGCCGGTCTTCTCGGCCCACGCCTTCGCCTCGGCGCGGCTCGCGAAGATCGACAGCATCGGGATCGACCAGTCGATGCACTCGGCCGCCGTCCGCCAGGGGCGCGCCGCCTTCGGGCCGTGCGACGGGACGGGCCACACGATCTCGCCCTCGCGCCGCGCGATCAGGAACAGGCGCTTGCGCGCGGTGGGCGCGCCGTAGTCGGCCGCGTTGAGCACGCGCCAGTCGACGCGGTAGCCGGCCAGCTTCAACTTCCCCACGAACTCGCGGAACATCTCGCCGCGCCGCTCGGGGATCGGCTTGTTCCGCAGCTTCACCACCTTGTAGTTCTCGGGGTAGAGCGGCCCCCACTCCTGGAACTCGGGCACGTTCTCGAGGCCGATCACCTTCGGCGCGACGGCCAGCGCCCACTCGATCCCGACGTTCGCGAGCCCGCGCCGCTTGTTGCTGACGGGCTTGCCGCCCTTCGCGCGCGAGTGGTGCGTGCAGTCGGGCGACAACCACAGCAGATCGAGCTGACCGCGGCGGAACTTGCCGCGGCACACCTCGATCGGGTTCACATCGAACACGTCCTCACGCAGGTGGATCGTCGACCGGTGGTTCTCCGCGTGCATCGCGATGGCGTGCGCGTCGTGGTTGACTGCCAGCACGACGTCGAGCCCGGCCCGCGTGATGCCCAGCGACATGCCGCCACCGCCTGCGAACAGATCGACGGCCTTGCCGCGCTTGCGCGTCCCGAACCCCTTCATCGCGACCATGCTGACCTCCTCCCGGGAGGTTATGCACAATCACCGCATGCGTCAAGCGGAAATGTTCGCCCTCACCATGACGCGGTCCTTCATCATCGGCCGGTTCGGCGTCGGCGCGCCAGTGCGCAGCCACGTCCTGAACTGTTCCGGCAGCATCACCCACATGCCGCCGTAGTACCCGGGCCCGTCGTACTGATTCTCGTATGCTCCGCGCGCCTCCACGGACGAGCGGTAGCCCAGCATGACCTTCACCTCGTCGAACTCGCCCGTGTGCGGATCGAGCTGGCGCACGAGGTAGACCAGGTCGGGCTCGACCGGCCCGACGTACACGTCGACGGGTTCGCCGTCCGCGCCGTCGGTGCGCGCGATCTCGCCGTAGTGTCCCGCGACCATGCGTACGCGCCACGGCTTGCCGTACGGGTCCACACCCTGACGGAACGACCCGTGCTCGTTCTCGACGTTGATCAGGAGGCCTGCGACGCGCACCTGACCGACGAACGGGTGCTCCGCCCGATTCGGAACCGGAGGCGGTAGCAGCCCGATCACTTCGTCGCGCGCTCGCGTGCCAGCCGCTTCGCGGCCGTGAGGTCACCGCCAGTCTCGGCGATCAGCGCGGCCGCATCGACCGCGCTGTGCACGTATCCGCGCATCGCGAACGGGATCTCGTCGTAGTTGACGCCGTCGCGCGCCAACAGCGCCTCGCTCACGTCGATCACGACGCCCTGGATGTCCACCTCCACGTCCTCCTCGACGCGGACGACGTTCGGCGCCGCATTGTCGCGCGCTCCCATCTCGCCTGGTTCAGCGCGAACAGACTGACCGACCGGCGCCGCCATTTCCGACTTGTGCTGCCCGACGGCTTCGTCGAATAGCTTGCCGCGGTGCGCGTTCCACACGTCGCGCGCCTCGCGCAGCGTCGGCGCAGCGTCGCCCATCGTCTCCACGAGCGCCGCGCGCGCCTCGGGGTAGCGCTTGCCGCTCTCGAACGCCGCAATGAGGGCCGCCCTGGTCTCGTCGGTCATAGTCGCCTCTCAGTTGGTCTGCGCGTGGAAGACGTCTACCTCGAGAGCCGTCGTGGCGTAGGCCACGTTGATGAACCCGTACAGTTGGGCCGGCGAAGAAAGATCCGCGCTGTACGCATTGACCAGCGTCGCGAACGTCTTGAACTTCGTCTGGTCGTCCGGATCGACCGCCCACGAGGCGCGGAACACGATGTTGTTGCCGCTCTTGATCGCGTCGAAGAACAATGGCGGACGGTCGATCTGACGGAAGATGGCGCCGAAGTTGCCGTAGTTGGCCTCGAACGTGCCCGTCACCGCGTAACGCTGGACGACGATGTCGCCGTCGGCCTCCGTGCCGAAGATGATCGCCTTCGTCGACGAACCGATGCCGATCCCGTGGAATGGCCCGGTGCCGATGTACCCAGGCAGGTACGCCACGACGATGCGGTCCGTCGTCGCCTTGTAGATCCCGCTGAACTGATTGGCGGTGCCGCCCGTGACGTGCACGCTCGGGGTTCCGGCCGCCGTGCTGTCCGCCTTCGTCGCGCTGTTCGCCGCCGTCCAGTCCGCCGCGATCGGCGTCACGTACTGCGAGCCTTGCGGCACCAGCGCGTAGTTGTAGGTCGACGACCCTGCGGCCTCGGTCACACCGGCGTCGAACACGGACACGCCGACCACGACTGGCAAGTAGGTGAACCCGTCGCAACGCCCGGTGCCGCCGTTGGTGTCGAAGATTTCGACCACCGCCGCCACGCGCGCGAACGAGGGTCCGGCCAGCACGTCGCAACCAGCCTGCCCGTCCACGACGCCCTTCGTGCACGACGCTCCGATCAGGATCGCGCGCGGCTTCAGCTCGTGGTAGCTCGACCCCGTGAACGTCGCGTACCCCGCGCCCGAGTGCGAGATCACGCCGTCGAACATGAACCAGCCCCCTTCAGTGGCCGGATCATCGTCCTCAAAGCGGGATCGGAGCAGTACGCAATTGCCGATTTGTCCGTCCGCATTGGTCATGGTCAACTTGTTGTCAAACCCGAGGAAGAAGCCTCCTCCGCCACCGTTGATGAAGATCCACGGCAGCCGACGCTGGATGTGCACGTCGCCGGACAGCTCGACCGCACCTGCGCCTCCGAACTCGAGGTTCGGCCACTCGTCGACCGCCGAGTCCGGGAAGTCCCCCGGAAGGATCTCGATGCGCGTGTTCGCGTCGATGTCGAACCGAACGGACAGGCCGCTGGCGACGCCGTACCCGCTGTCCGTGGGATCCCACTCGTACGCGTCGCCGTACGTGGGGTATCCACCGAGCCCTGCCACGTGGATGATCACGAACGTGAGCCCGCGAGACACCGCGTCGGCGATACACCCCTTGATCGTCGAGAAGTTGCGCGCGGCCGCATTGTCGGCGCTGTCGACGATGTTCTGGTTGCATTCGTAACGAACGCCCGTGACGTCGCCGCCCGGAACCACGCCCAGCTCGGCCAGCGCCTCAGGCGTGACCGAACCGCCACCGCCTGCACCCGTGATCGCCGGAACGCCGATGCCCATCGCTACACCCCCGCGCGGATCTTGTACCGCGTCGTGATGCTGTTGTTGGTGCCCGCATCGGGCTGCGCGCGGTGGAACAGCGATCCAGTGCGAGCGTCGTACGGGATCTCCTTCACCGGCAGGTTGTTGATCGCCGCTGCCGGCGTGTCGTTTGCGACCACGATGTCGGCGGCCAGCGTCGGGTTCGTCACGTGACCCAGCTTCGGGTTCAGCGTGGTGGCGTCGCCGGACGCCTTCTGCGACTCCTGCGACACGATCCGCCCGACCTTGGGCAGCTTCTGCGTCGCGATCACGATCTCCTTCTCGTCCGAGGCGCCCGCCCCGGTCTCGGTGATCGTCAGCTCGAACAGGCCCTTGCCGAGCCGCTTCACCGCGATGGTGCCCGCGTACGCCATGCTGCCTCCGCTCGCCGTGAGTCTACCGCGCGATCTGGCGTCTCACCACGATCCGCCGCACGGGGATGTCGAGCACGCCGTCGCCGCCCTTGGCCAGCAGCTCCTCGCGCCGGAACACGCCCTCGTCGGGGACCCGGCCGGCATCGAACGTCGCGGCGATCTTCGGCGCCTCCGTGCGCGCCTTCGACAGGCTGCCCACCACCAGGTGGTACGGCATCGCGAACGACGGGTGCTCGACCGACAGCACACCCAGCCCGCGCGCGCTCTGCCGGAAGCGGAACGAGTACGCCCCGAACTTCCACGGGTCCGTCTCCAGCGCGAGCTTCACCGGCGCGCCCTTCTCGAGCTTCACCAGGTCGCCGAACCCGTCGGGCACCAGCACGTCGAACGTCACGCGACCTCCTTCGGCGCGGCCCGGCGCATATCGTTCGGATCCGCCTTGTGGACGGCGTCCAGGTGCTCGCCGAGCGACGCGTCGCCCTTCCGACGCACGCCGCGCCGGTGCGCCGCGATCGACACGGGGTCGACGTCCTTCGGGTGCACGTCCGCCGCGCGCGCGGCCTGCTTCACGTGCTCGGCGTGGTCGGCGTCGTCCTTCACCTTGCCCAGCTTGCCAGCCGCGGCGGTCCACTTGTCCGTCGCAGCGAGCTGGCGCAGGTCGTCGGGCGTGACCTCGGCGTCGCCGATGTGCCCGTTCAGGTAGTCGCAGGCGCGCTGCTCGGCGTTGTCGACGACGTTCATGGCGGGCTTCTTCATCTTCACCAGCGCCAGGAGGTAGGTCGCCAGGGCCTCGTCCTCGACCTCGGCGTCGTGGCACTTCACCGTCTTGCCGTCCAACTTCAGGTCCGACACCTTGCGCAGGGGCTGCCCGGCCTGCGCCTGGAACAGGGCCGCCGCCGCGGCTTGGGCCGCCCGCGATCCCGTGCCCATGCGCAGGTCGCGACGCGCCTCCGCGAGCGCAGCCGGCAGCTCGTGCGCCAGCTCGCGCAGCTTCCCGTGCGTCGCCTCGGCGTCGTGCTTCTGCTGGGCGACCGCGCGCGGGTCCTCGGCGGGCTTCTCCTTGGCGGCCTGCGCCTGCGCCTCCGCGGCGGCCTGCTGCTTCGCCTTCGACGCGGGCGTACCGTCCTCGTCGGGGTGCACGACGTAGTGCCCGTGCGGCACCTTGTGCGCCTGGCCGGTCTCCTCGTCGACGACGGTCAGGCCCTTCGATCCGCCCGCGTGCACGTGCCCGTCGCGCTCCTCGCCAGACTCGGGGTGTCGGTACTTCACGCGCGTCGACGGCGGCACCGCCGATGCCTCCGGCTGCGCCGGCTTCATCATGCCCATCGGCATGCCCGTGCCCTTGCGCAGCGCGCTCGAGACCGGCCCGGGCAGGTGCACGGCCGGCACCTCGACCTCGCGCTCGTGCGCCTGCACAACTTCCACCTTCCCGCCCACGATGCGCGTGTGCGCCGCGATCCGGACGCGGCGCGTCGCCGCACCATGCTCGTCCTTGCCGGTCAGCAGGTTGACCTGCTTCCCGGTGCCCTTCACCAGCGGGATCTGCATGCGCACGAGGAACCGCACGTTCGCCTTCCGGAGCTTGGGAGCATGACGATCGTATACCCGACGCATGATGTGATCGTCGATGTGGTGCGGGAACACGCCCTCCTCGACGGCCGCTTCGCGCGCCGTCTCGACGTTCTTGGCCAGCTCCTCGACGCGCTTGCCCCACGCCTTGCCACGCGCCTCCTCCGACGCGTGGATCGCGTCTCGCTTCGCGATGCCCTCCGGCGTCTCCATGGGGTCCTGCCACGGCGCCACGGGCGTCTTCGCCTTCTCCTCGGCGTGCGCCGCATCGCGGGCCGCGTCCAGGTGTTTCCGCGCGGCATCGTAGGCCTCGGTGGCGAGCCTGTGCCGCTCGGACGCCGCGTCGGACTCCGGGTTCGGCCGGTAGCCGTGCTTGTGCTGCACGTCTCGCATTTCGCGGTATGCCTGCCCCGACGCGTTGTACGCTTGGTCGTAGGCCTCTCGAGCCGCACGGACCTCGGGCCGCTGATTCGCGCGGTCGTACACCTCGTCGGCGGCCTTCCGGTACGCCTCGCGTCCGGGGTGATCCTTCAGGTCCTCGATCTGCTTGTTCGCGCGCTCCGTCGCTGCGTAGTGCTCGTCCGCCTCGCGGTCGTAGGTGTCGATCGCCTCGACCGCGCGGTCGACCGCCGTGCGCTGGGCCGGCGACCACTGCTCGGCGGGATCCACGTGCGCGATGTTCAGGCGCGCCATGCGCGTGGCCGCGCGGCGCTGCAGTCCCTCTGCGGCCTTCGCCTTGCCCTCCGCGCGCTCCTCGGGCGTCCGGTCGTCGCCGGGCGCCTGCCGATCGGTCGGCTTGTAGTCGCCCGCCGAGTGCACGCGGACGACGTCACCTGGCTGCAGTCGACGCGAGAACGGGTCCGTCGTCAGGCCCATGCTGCGCACGTCCCGCTCGACGGCGTCGCGCAGCTTCTCGCCCGGAGCTTTCGCGTACGTGCGCGACGCGGCCGCGCGCTCCTTCTCCTCCGCGGAGGCCTCGCCGAGGTCGAACGACACGCCGCCATGCCGCACGCCGTTCGCGCCGCCGCTCGTCGACCACTCGATGCCCGCCCCGTCGGACTCGCGGCGCAGCCGCACCTTCTGCGACACGCCGAACTGGGAGTCGAATTCGCGCACGTCCTCCACGCGCCACTTGCCCGGCACGAACGTCTCGAGCGCGCTCGCCGCGTACTTCGGCAGTGCCTTGCCGGTGTCCTTCGACTTCGCGATGGCGGCCAGCACCTTCTCGTCGCCCTGCAGGCCTGCGCGCAGCTCCTCCATGGGCAGGGCCATCTTCTCGGCGATGGTCTCGCGCACGTAGGGCTTCGGAGGGTGCGTCGCCATCGCGCGCCGGTGCTCCTGAAGTTGCTTCCACGCGGCGAACGTGGAGAACCCCGCCAGCTTCTTCGAGCCCGTCTTCAGCGCGACGTGCGCGTTGTGCTCCATCGCGCCGCCACCGGCCTGCAGCTTCGCCTCTGCGTCGGCCAGTGCCTGCTCGTGCAGCTTGCGTGCGTGCGGCGCGATCGTCGGCACGTTCGCGCGGATGCGCTCGTACTCCTCGCGCGCGTGCTTCCCGACAGTCTGACCGCGCGCGAGCGCCTTCTGCGTCGCGAAGTACTTCCGGACCGACCAGCTCGTCGGCTCCTGCGCCTGCTTCCCCGCGTCCTGCGCCTCGTGGTAGGCCTTCGCCGAGTGGAAGCCGCGCGTCTGCAGCGTCGCGAGCGCCACGCGGAACATGGCGACGGGATCTACGAGATCGCTGACTCCGCCGCCACCGCCGCCGCCCTCCCCATCGTCCGGCCCGCCGATGCTCCGGATTGTGTTGGCCAACTCCTCGAACTTGGCCAGCATGTCGCGCAGCTTGTTCGCGAGGTTCAGGTGCTCGGCGCACGTGCCGCCTACCTGCCGGATCTTCCCGTCCGGCGTGCGCACGAGGTACGCGAATTTGCGCTCGATCTCGCGCCCGCAGTCCGCGCAGTGGCGGAACGAGAACGACTTGATGCGGTCGCCGTCCCACGCCGTCCCACGCTCGCCGAACTCCCGCAGATACGGCTGCTCGCCCTCGATCCGCTCCGCGGTCCCGACGATCGACTCCTTCGACTTCGGCGCGGTGATCGTCAGGTGCACGAGGCCCTTTGCCGTCTCGGCGGCGCGCGCCACGGTCTCCTCGTCGCGCTCCTCCAGCGGCGTCGCCCAGTGGTACAGCACCTCGGCGGCCGTCGCCGGGTGCTCCTCGACTTCCAGTCCCAACTCCTGGGCCTTCCGGCGCACCAGGTCCAGGTGCTCGCGCGAGATCGCGATGGACGACACGTCGGACGCGGTGTCGATCGCCTGCTCGGTCACCCCGGGCACTGCCGTCGCGTCCGCGCCCTCGTTGACCGTCGCGGGCTCGGAGACCGCGGGCTTCACCTCGGGCGGGACCGGGAGCGGCGTGGGCTTCTCCTCCTCCTTCGCCTTCGCGACCTCCCGCTCGTGCTCCTTCACGATGTGCACGCCGGTGCCGCCAGGGTTCACGGCGATGTGCGACTTCACGCCGACCTTCTGGTGGCCGCCGCCACCGCCTGCCGGCGCAGCGAACAACCCGAGTTGGTGCGCCTTCTCGAGCGGGATGAACCGCAGGACCATGATGGCCGGACTCGGCATATCCACCTCGAACGCGAGTCTATCGCGGGCTACAGCTCGGCGTCGGCGGACCAGTGGATCCCGATCAGATCGCCCACGGCGGTCGCCGCCACCCCTGTGCAGTTCACGTACGATCCGCACTCGTTGCTGCCGGTGATCGTCGTCGTGCCCATGTCCGCGGTGCCCGTGATGTTGCGCGCCAGCGCATTCGCCGCCCCCGGGTTGTACACCGTCGGCGTGACCGAGCGATGCAGCTTCGGCTGGTAGTACCATGGGATGAAGCCCGAGTTGGCGACCGCGCCCGCCTTGCCCGCGATGGCGCGCTGCTCGCCCGTGTTCACGCCCACGTTCGTCGCCGGTGCCGTCTCGAGCGCGAACGACTTCTGGTAGAAGCGCTGCACGCGGTACTGCTCCTCGGGCAGCGATTGGTGGCTCCAGTCCGGGATGTCCTCGCCGTCGACCAACATGGCCTCGGTGATGTTGATGCCGGACGAGATCGGCACGTCGTTGTGCGAGTACACGAGCACCACGAGGTTCTTGCAGGTCGTCGGCACCGTGAACACGCCCGAGAACCGCTGCCAGCTCGTCGTCACGCTGCAGGCGTAGCAGTTCGTGCCCGCCGTACAGTTGTCGCCGGTCTTCCCGCTCGTCGGCGCGAGGTACGTGAGGTTCGACCCCAGCGTGTTGTCGACACCGTCCGCGCCGTACGCCGTGAAGAACGTGTTCGCGGTGCTCGGCACGGTGTCCACGGTACCGCCGCTCCCGAGCGCCACGACGGCGATGTTGTACGTCGTCGCGGTCACCGTCGCCTTCAGTTTCATCCTGAAGCGCACGTTCCGACCGCGGTAGCTCTCGATCTCCGCGCCCTCGATCACCTGCCCGATGGCGAGCTTCCCGGCGTTCGTGATCTTGATGTACTGGCCGTAGTAGCGGCCCGCGATGCCCGACTCCGGGCTGCCGCTCGTGTCGACGCGCGCGTACGTGAAGCTCGCGTTCTCGTTGTTCCCCCACCAGCCGTCCGCGGTCAGGATGCGGCCGCCGATGTTGCTGTACGTCTGCGCCGAGCCCGGCGTCTGTCGCTGCGCGAACCAGAACCCCGCGTTGCGCAGCAGGTTCACGGCCTTGACGTTCGCGAGCACGCTCACGATGCCGTTCGAGTCCTTCGACGTCAGGCGGCCGCTGTTGCCCGAGTCGGCGTAGGTGAGCTGCGTCGACGCTGCGGGCGTGGACGGCTCAGCGACTTGCGTGGTCTTCAGGTGACTCATCGGATCTCCAGGGTCGCGCCATTCTCGACGGTGATCGTGGTTCCGCTCGTGATCTCGACGTAGTTCGAGAACAGCATGAAGTACGGCGACCCCGGGAGACCGGGGATCGTCAGGTCCGAACCGACCACGTTCGTGATCGGTACGTGCGAGCGCCACGTCGGGATCTGCGTGCCGCTGTTCGGGAACGCCAGCACCTGATTCGCCGAGCCCGGCGCAAGCGACTGCCATCCCGACGCACCGCGCATCGCCATGGCGCCGACCGTGCTGGTCAGCCAGTCCAGCGCCTGCGCGATCGTGACCTCTTCGGGGTCGCCGCTGCCCGCGGCGTTGCGGCCGATGAATCGCTGCGTCGCCGACACGTCCTGCATGCGCGCGTAGGTGACGCCGTTGTTCGCGACGCCGATGCCCGTGCTGCCGGTGAACTCCAGCCCGTTCGTGACGCTGATCTGCTCGACCGGTCCACTGCCTGCGGCGTCGCGCCCCAGCAGCCTATCCGAAGTCATGTCCGCGAGCTTCGACAGTGCCACCGAGGCAGCGGTGAGGTCTCCGCCATTGCCGCTCGTGGCGATGGCCGCGAGACCCGTCACGCTGGCGGCGGGGATCGCACCGAATCCGAGCAGGCCGCCCTGGCGCCGGAACACGTCGCCGTCCACCGACGCCTGGATGTCAGCGACGTCTCCGGTGGTGTCTCCGGCCCGACCGAGCACGCTCGTGGCGAGGCTCTGCCGGATCATGCTGTCCTGCACCTTGTTCGCACCGATCGTCGTGGCAAAGCTGCCCGTCCCGCTGCCGGTCACATCGCCCGTGAGCGTGATCGTCTGGTCGCCCGTGTTCGTGCCGCTGCTCGTCCCGCTGTGCGTCCCCGCAATTGACGCCGTCCCGGTCACCGTGAGCTGCGGCGTGCTCGCGCCGATCAGCGTGATCCCGTTGTACGTCTTTCCCGTGAGCGCGGATGCGATGTAGGCATCGCCGATCACCGTGCCGTTCCACACACCCGTGCCGATCGTGCCCAGCGTCGTGATGCTCGTCGAGCCGCCCCACGTGCTCAGCGCGGTGTTCTCGACGTTGTTGATCGACAGCAGCGTGCGCACGCTCGCGACGCTCAGGTCTGTGACGGAGCCCGACCCGCCCGCGGTACGCCCCACCAGCGTGCTGGTGGCGACGTTCTGGAACTTCGCGAACGTCACGACGCCGTTGTCGATCGTCCAACTCGAGCCGCCCGAGCTGACGGTGATGTCGCCCTTGTCGCCGTCGCCCTCGTAGGCCAGATCGCCGAGCGATCCGGCAAGCGTCGACAGGTCCGACGACACCGTGCTGATCGCGCCCGACAGCGTCGACAGGTCCGACACGAGGCTCGTGACGCTCGACTGCGAGATCGCACCGAACCCCAGCGTGCCGCCGGCCATGCGCAGCACGTCCCCGTTCGACGTCGCCGAGATGTCCGCGACGTTGCCGCCCGTGCCCGCTGACCGACCCACCACCGACGTGGCCGCGCTCGCGCGGAACTTCGCGTTCGTCACCGCGTTGGTGTCGATCGTCCACGAGGTCCCACTGCTCGCGACCGTGATGTCGCCCTTGTCACCGTCCGACACGCCGCCACCGCCGCCGGTGGACTCGACCGTCACGTCGATCTGCGGGCTGTTGTCGACGACCGTGAGGGTCACGTTGGACCCCTCGATCAGGTTGATCTGCCCGCGCGTTCCGACGGTGACGCCGTTCTTCTTCACCACGATCGCGGCTGTCGCCACGTAGTGCGAGACGGCCGTGCCGATCACGGTCCAGATGCCCGACTTGATCGTCGAGCGGATCGCGACGTAGGGCGCGCCGATCACCGACTCCGCGATGGCGTCGAGGTCATCGCGGATCTCATCGGCTGTCGTGGTCATCGACTACACCGTCCTGATCAGACCTTCTCGACGATCCAGATCTCGAGGTCGGCTTCGTTGGAGCCCAGCCCCGTGAGCAGGACGCTGGTCTCCAACGCCCCCTCGTCCGCGGCATTCGAGCCCACGACGAACACCTTCAGCGGACCGCTGATCGTCTCGCCGTCCGCCAGGCGGACCTTGAACCCGACGCCGTTGCGCGACCAGATCACGATCAGCGCCGCGTCGGTGAACAGCAGCTCGACGTCGTCGGCATTCGCCGCGAGGCGCATGCGGCGCTTCGCCGTGACGTCCGTGACGCCGTCCGAGCCCTTCCACGTGAAGGCCTCGTCGAACGAGGTCTCGGCGGCCTCGCCCGGGCTGCTGATGTGCTCCAGCAGCAGCCGGAGGCTCACGCTCTGAACGTCGGTGGCCATCGGACTACGCCGAGACCGTGTATTCGGCGAACAGCACGAGCTTGCCGGCCGTGAGCGCCTGTCCGGCGACGGTTGCCGTCAGCTCGCGCGCGGCCGTCGTCTTCACGAACGCCGACGCCGCACCCGTCTGGATCGCATCGTGGAGGCCGGCGTCCCAGGGGTTGCCGCCGTCGCTGATCGCGACCGCCGAGACGACGTCGTTCGCACCCTCGGCCTTCAGCGCGATGGTGCCGGCGTCCGCGCCCGCCGACTGGAAGGTCGTGATCACGTCGTACCACGTGCGCGTGACGACGGCGTTGTCGGGGATGGTCACGCCGAGCCCGTGCGCACCGATCGTGCGTTCGCCGCTGTTCGCGCTCGGATCGAAGGTCGCGCGCGCGACGCGCTTCACGACCAGACCGTCCGCGGACTGCGCCAGCACCGGTTCGGCGACTTCGGCGAGGGCCGCTTCGACGTCGGCCGCCGCGAGGAAGCTGCCCGCGTCCTCGACGCCGATCAGCGACGCGCCCTTGCCGTTGGCCGTGCTGGCGAGGTCGGTCAGGTTGTCCGCGCCGATGCCGGCGTCGACCTCGGCGACCACGTCGTTGAGCGACGCGATGATGCTGTTGAGCAGCGTGCCGATCAGCACGACCCTCGCGAGCGCCGCGAAGGGAGACCCCGCCGTCTTGCCGTCGAGCCAGTCCACGTACTTCTGATCGAGCGCAGAAATCGTCATATGAACCTCCGGAGACCAGCAGTCTCTTCGCACGCAAGCCTACCCGACGCCCCCGCCGGTGTCGATGCCCGCCCGTTCGCGCGAAGTGCCCCGTGGTACAACCGGCGCATCCCGGAGCGGTGCCGCTCGAGCCGCGTTGTTGGTTCCTTCTGTCGTCGTCGATGCCAGCGCGTCACGTCCCCCCCGATGCGCCGGATTGGCGGTCCGGCGACGCGCGACACCGCTCCGGGCCTCCAACTTGTAAGCGCGGCTTACACGTTCGATCATGTCGGGCGCAGGCCACGTTCTGCTGTCGCCAGGCCCGAATCCCGACCACCGACCCGCACCATCGCGCCGCCACACGCGGCCCTCGCGCTGCTCCACGTCACCTCCCCAGGATTTGCTTCGCGCGCTCGTTCGCCAGCGCGACCGCGCGCGACCACCGCTGCAGCGGCGAACACGCGCAATTCGGATGCGTCGCGCCGATCGTCGGGCCCCACTGGTCCGCCGGCACGTGGAAGTTGCCGCCCGCGGCCTCGTGCGCCTCGATCACCGACAGCTTGTACACGCGCGGGTTGTCGGGCGGGCCCCAGATCCGCTTGCACTGCGTGCACGCCTTCGGGCTCGTGTACTTGAACACGTCGGTATCGAATGCGCCGGCACGCGCCTTCAGCGTGGCGTACGCGCCTTGCGCGTGCGCGTTGATCCCCTCGGTGCGCGCGATGCGATCGAGGTCGTTCTGCAGCGTCGCGTTGCCGTTCACGGCCTCGTGCAGGACCTCGCGCCACCGCGTCTTTGACGCGCGCTCCAGGTGCGCCTTCTCGGCAGCCGCGCGCAACGGCTGCAGCTCCTCGGCGGACAGTTTCCGACTGTTCTCGCGCACGATCGCCTGCATTGCAGTCGTTGTCGCCGCAGTCGCCGGACGCCGCATGAGCGCGAACCCGTTCTGCTGGATGTGCTCCAAGGCGGCTTGGTCGCGCGGCGACAGCTTCACCTGCGCGGCCTCGCGCACCAGCTCGGCGAGGTCGGCGCGACTCTCCGGTCGCTTCGGCAGCTCCTGCATGACGTCGAGCGCGCGCCCCAGCTTGAACGCCACCGGCAGCAGCGCCTGCTGCTGCGTGAGCGGCGAGATCAGCCCGCGGCGCACCAGCCGATCGACCATCGCCTGCGGCGCGCGCCCCGTGAGGCGGACCACCAGCGCGGCCTCGTGCTCGGTGAACAGGTCGACCAGGGCGCGCTCGGTCTCCTCGGAGATCGGCGACAGCTTGCCGGCGTTGGCCAGCGCCACCAACTCGTCGACCAGCTTGTCGCCCCACTCGGTCCACGACGCGCGCGCCAGCTCGACCAGCCGCGTGAGCTTCGGCGAGCGCTCGTCGGGCCACTCGCCGCCCACGTGCGCCTTCTCGAGCACGGTGACCTCGAGATCGTAGTGCTGCGCGATGGCGTGCAGGACGTCGGGCGCCTCCGGCCGCTCGATGCCCCGCAGGTCCACGTCGATCCGCACGCGGCTACTCCGGGACGGGCGTGCCCGGCCCCGCCGCTTTGCGGACGATCGAGATGCCCGCGCCGACAGTGCCCACGATGTTCGTCACGTAGGCCCACACGGGATCGCCGTTGGTCTCCTGGACGACCAGCCGCTTCGCCTGATCGATCGCGTACGCATTGTCCTCGACGAACAGCGTACCGAGACTGCCGTCCCCCTTCATGTACTTGACGACGCGCCCGACCACGAGCGTGCAGCCGGTCACGCCGGCCGGGAGGTCCAGGACCCACAGGACGCGCGGCCACCGCACCGTCGGGACTGCCGCCAGCAGATTCGAGGGCACCGACTCGTCGGACGTGATGCCAGCGCGGTGCAGGCGCCACGCCGTGGTGATGCCGTCGCCGTAGCGCGTGTTCTGCACGCCCTGCTGGGGAACCGATGGTTCGGGCGGGTTCGGCATGACCTACTCCTTGGCCTTGTCGCTGCGAACGTACACCGAAACCGACTTGGGCGCCTGCTCCGGCGGGCTCACGTGCATCTCGGACGTGCCGTCGCTGCGGACGATCAGGCGCGCCCCGCCCTTCATGAGCGGCGCCGTGCCCGTCTGCGGCTTCGGTGCGGGTGCCGCGGCCATCGGAGGCGCCGCGCCCGCTGCCGGCGGCTTCGGGGCGGCTCCCGGTGCACCGGGCGCCCCCGGCGGCCCGCCGCCCGCGCCTGGGGGCTTCCCGAACGGGAACTGCGGCTGCTCGCCGCCGAACCCGTCGTCCTTCGCGTCCCCGGCATTGCCGCCGAACCCGTCCGGCTGCTGCTGGTTCTGCATCTGCTCCATCATCTTCCGCTGGTTCATGGCGTTCATGAAGCCAGGATCGGCCGGCATGTTCCACGGATTGTCGTCGTGCTTCTTCTTGTCCTCGTCGCTCGCGGCCTTGTAGTCCGGCGGCGCCAGGAAGAACCCCCACGGGTCGTCGCCCTGCGACATCCGGATCTCGTTGCGCGACTTCGTCGTGCGCACCAGGATCTCGTTGATCTGGGCTTCCTTCAGCGGATCGAAGTCCCCGTACTCGAACACCATCCGCAGGTCGGGGTGGATCTCCTGGACGAGCGGATCGAACATCGCGTCGACCAGGTGCTGCATGTCGCTCTGCAGCCCCTCCTCCTTGGCCAGCGCGATCTCCTTCTCGCGGTTCGGCGCGCTCAGGCTCGGGCCGCTCCCGCCGTCCCACGGCTTCGCGTTGATCGTGCTCGGGTCCATGCGGTAGTACGCGCACACGAGGCTGATCAGCAGCGACAACCACGTCTCGAAGCACATGTCGCGGTTGTTCGGCTTCAACTGGATCACCTGCAGCGTCTGCGCGTCGGGCAGCGGCATGATCGGCGGCTGCCACGCGCGATCCGCGCCCTGCGTCGCCTGACGCAGCATGTCGCGGAAGGCGTCCAGATCCTCGTCGGCGACGTTGCCGGACACGCCGATGATGAACTCGGCGAGCATGCCGCGCGTGTGGTAGCTCGCGTTGTACGTCCACGTGTTCCAGAACGACAGGATCGCCTCGATCCCCTGCTCCACGTGGCTCGGCGGCCAGCCCGCGTACGTGATGTCCGTGCGGTTGAGCGCGGGCGCGACCTTCAGCACGCCAGGGCCGTACACGGCCTCCAGCACGCCCTCGCGGACGAGACAGTACTCCGCGTGCGCGATGTCGTGACCCAGGCTGTCGCTCATGATGTTGAGCGCGTCTTCCTCGGTCAGGCGCCGCACGTCATAGTCGCCGTACCAGCGCGGGTGCTCGGCGAACCACTTCTGCATGAAGTTGAGCGTCGGCCAGATGATGCCCGCGTCCACCGGCCTGAACCCGACGACGTAGCTGCTGTCCATCGTCGAGTAGATGCGCTCGATCACGGGCCGGTTCAGCGTCAGGTAGTCGTCCTCGAGCTGCGAGAACATGCTGCCGGTCGTCGGGCAGTACAGCGGGTGCGGCACCTTGATCAGCTTCTCCGCCGTCGCGATGTACGGCTTGATCGAGTCCGGCACCTTCTTGTTCGGGTCGTGGAAGTCCTTGTGGACGATGCGCCAGCCCACCTCGCCGCGCTTCCCCGGCCATTGCCGCGCGAGCCGCTGCACCTGCGTCTGACGCGCGCGGTGGATCGCCTGCACCAGCGGCGAGCGCTCGCGCACGCGCCGCAGCGACTCGACCGCCAGCGAGTCCCAGCGGAACATGCCCTTCTGCACGCCCACGCCGCCGCCGTTGCGCCACACCATGCGCGGCGTGCTCGGCACCTGCGCCATCGACGTCGTGCGGATGCGGTTCGCCCGCAGCGTGTCGATCGCCTCCACGGGGATCGTGATCCCCAGCTTGTCGGGCGTCACCTTCGCGCCCAGCTTCAGCAGCGCCTCCGGAAGCGCCAGCGCTCGGCCCTCTTCGTCCTTGATCGGGGTCTTGCGCGTCGCCATCCTCGGGCCTCCGTTCGGCGGATCCTATCTCGGATCAGGCGTGCCGCCGTTCCTCTCGCACGCGCATCTCCACGCGGTACGTCGAGCCGCACCCCTCGCACTGGAACTCCGGCGTCGGCAGCACCGTGTGCGTGTGCAGCGTGCGCTCGAACGCCTGGATCGTCGCGAGGCAGCACCGACGGCCCTCGAACACGGGCACGCGCGCCATGTCCGCGCCAACTCCGCCACCGCGGTTGCGCTGCAGCCAGGTGCTCGGCGGGCGCTTCCCCCGCACCTCGTCCAGGGTCTCCAGCGCCTTCTCGACGTCCTGCAGCGGGTCCTTGATCTTCACCACCGTGGGGCCGGCGGCGCGCGGCAGGCCGCCGTCTCGCTCGTAGCTACCCCGCTCCACGGAGGGCCCGCCCAGGCTCTCCAGCGCGGCTTTCGACGATGGCGACAGGCGATCGAACATGCTCGCAGCGTAGCACGCCGATCACCCGTGCCACCACGACAGGAACAGCCACTCCGCCGCGCCGAGCGCGACGATCGCCGCGTTGATCGCGACCACGGTCAGTACGATGCGAGCCCTCATGCGCCGTCACGGGCCGCTGCCCGCCGCTCCGCCACCGCGAGCATGGCGACCAGCCTCGCCGGCACCGCGTCGCGCGGCACCGGTCGCCACGTGCCGCGCTTCCTGGGC